GTGATTGCAGTGCGGGGCCTGTCTGCTCCACACACATGGCTGTTGGATGCCCACCAGTCTTCATCTTTTGTACCTCAGATATGAATAATTATATACAATATACACCGATATTGACCAATATATTGATGATTATGGTCTGATTCCTTTGGCTCTATACCATTCTTCTTGGATGTGTACTGGCACCATTTGTTCTGGAATATCAACTGTGTATCCATGTTCTACGCATAAAATAGCCGCCTGTTGGATATCAACAAAGACATAATGTAGTTCACCATTGGCTTGTTCGATGCTGCACCACACGAATTGTTTCCCATTCACTTTCATCATTGTCTTCTTCTCAGTTCTTGTTGCCATCTTCTTCTGCGTTCATTGCGTTCTTTGATTGGGTCTTGTCTTTTGACCTTGGTTGGCTTCCCTGGAATGTTCAGTTCTCCATCTCTCAACATTCTGAATGCAATTGCTGTGGCTTGCTTCTGGGGATAGCCTTCTCGCATCAATCGAATAATCTTCCGGGATACTGCATAGTCTTGCATTTCTTTTCTGGTGGCCATACCTAAATCCAATCATCATCAAAAGTGGTGTCATCTTCTTTCATGGTCACAGTCTGTTCTTCAGTCTCTGACATCTCTTCCAAGTCTTGCAGCTCTTCAGATTCTTCCAATGCTTGCAATGTGTGCAAACACAATCTGATGACTGGCAATGTCATTGGATGATATGTGTGTTGCTCAAAGTCCACACCAGATTCAGACCATCGAACAAAACAAACTTGTTCTGAATCTGAATCAAAGACAATTCCTTCTGTGCTGTCATGCATGAAATCCAGACCATTGTGTTCACAAAGTTCTGAAAAGAAATCTGCATGTAGTGTTGGGTCAATGGGTCCATTGGATTCAATCCCATTCATCAACATTCCAACTGTGCCAATAATATCTGATATACTCATATTGACAATGTAACACATCAAAACAGGATTCACCATGCCAACTGTAACAGTACCCAAAGACATCCAACTGATTGCAAAAAGAGCAATCGACTATAACATATCTCTTCCCATGTCCAAAAGAGCTGCATTCAAAGATGAAGGTGGCAAAAGGGTTCCCGGTACTGGAATGAGAACTGCTAGAAGATTGGCATCTGGTTCTGTTGACTTGGAACAGCTGAAGTTGATGGATGCATGGTTTGCAAGACATGGTGAATCAGAACAAGAATCCAAGGCCAGACAAGACAGAACATCCAAGGCGGCCATCGCTTGGGCTTTGTGGGGTGGAACTGCTGCCAGAAGATGGGTCAAAAGAGCAATCAGACAACTGGAATCCAAGTGATTGAATACAGATGACTTGGCAAAATATACAGATAAAATCAGATAAAATCAGATAGTCTAACATGGTCTTTTGTTCTACTGTTCCCAATGGTTCTATATAGTATATATATATATCTATATATAATAGAATTTTTCACTAAACTTTTTTTGATTTTAGTATATTTAAAATATGTAAACCCAGATAGCGACATCGACAAAACTGGTGATTTTTCTCTACAGTATCGATGGCAACTGGACAAAGTACCAACCAGTTATCTGATTTTATCTGTATATATCTGATTTCATCTGTATATCGAACAAGGTATTGGATGAAAAAAGCAAAAGAGACCACCCAATGGATGGCCCCTCAAACAACAATCAATCAAAGATATCTACTGGAGAAGATAGCTTCATATTCATTATATCATATAATCTGAATGAGGACAAGTTATCCACACCCTGTGGACAAGTTATCCACACTTGTGGACAAGTATTGTGGATAAGTCTGTGGACAAGTTATCCACACCCTGTTGATAAGTTATCCACATAGTTTGTTTTGTCTGGTGAATATCAACTGTGACTATAGTTCTGACAACAGAATCAAACTATCGCTTTCTTCTCCACATTCTTGTCTTCTGCTCTCCACTGAAGAACTGTTCATATCCACAGTCACGACATATCTGGGCAATCCTTCGACTGAATCCACTGTGTTGCATTGCAGCTGACAGTTGCAAGTGTTCCATGATTTGTGTGGTGGTTGCATGTCCTTGGTTCATCTTGATGCATTCCAATACCTTGACTGTCCACGGGTCATCGATGATGAATGACTGTTGATACTCCATCAACTTTTCTTCTGATTCTTCTAACAACCACCATTCCAGTCCTTGTCTATAATAGTGCAAAGCTTCTGCCCACAGTTGGATTCTGTTCTCTTTGATGTACTGGATGTCAATCTTGGAACCCACCTCCACAATCCAGAATCTGCGTTCAGGACCATCAGACAAGAACTGATAGTCATTGGTGGATGCTGTGAACACTGTTCTTCTGCTTCGTTGGACTGGCATCTTGGCATAGGCTGGTCTATATCTGTCACTGGCACTGGTCAAGAACTGTTTTGCATTGGCTGCTGTCTTTCCCTGGAGTGCATGCATTTCTGCCAGTTCCCAAATCCAAACACCAGACTGGTGCAACAGCTCATATGAATCTTTGTGACTGATGTTGATGTTGGAATCTGAAAAGTATTCTTCACTTGCCAGTTCCTTCAGTGCTGTGGACTTTCTCATTCCCTTGGCACCAACCAACACCAAACATGTGTCCATCTTGCAACCGGGTTCCATGACTCTGGCCACACAACTGATAAACCACTTGCAAGACATTTCTGTCACCAACTGTGATGCACCATCTGGAATCTTGGCATTCAAGATGTTGTGGAAAAACCATTGGATTCTGTCTTCTCCATCCCATTCTGGAATACTGGTCAACCATTCCTTGATGGGTTCAATGGTCCGTTCTTGGGCTACCATGATAACACTGGCCCGAAGTGCTTTGTCTGTCACCTTGTATCGGTAGTTCTCTTCAAATTCCAGTGCAATCCGTTCCATCATGGCATCATCAACCATTGTGTCATCCAATAGAATCTTGTCACTGTGTTCATTGTAACAGAGACTTGAATATCTTGGGTCTTGTCTCAATATGGTGGCTGTGTTGTATCTGCAGTTCAATGGTGTCAGCATTCCAGTTCCTTTCTTGGTCACCTTCCGCAACATATCCCAAGTGTCAATGTCTGCATCTGGTGGATTCCCTTTATCTTCTACCACCACACCAAGTTCATCTTTGGCCAATGCCATCAGTGCCTTGAATCTGTCCATTTCTTGTCGTGTCATTTTCATACCTATTTTTGATTGTTGTTGTGTTGTTGTCATTGTGTGATGTTGATGTCCATGTCGATGAAGCTGCCCCACCATCCACAACTGTTCTGGTGGTTGCATGTTGGCCACTTGTAACTGTTTGGGATTGATGGCTCCAAACTGAAATGAACACTCTGTCTGGAACATCCCGGACAAGTGATGTATCTTGCTTCATTGCCTTGGATAGTTGCACCCAGTTCATTGGCCACACGTTGTCTGAATCTGGAATCCATGAACACATCATCCATCGATGCCTTGCCATTCATATAGACTTTGGTGGTGGTCTTTGGTCTTGGTGGTTCAATGATTATATCTTCATACTCCAGTTTCAACAAGTCACCAATGTGGATGTGTGTCTGGTGGATGTGCTTTGGATGCTGTGGATGGTCTTCTGGATGTTCACTGGATGGAATCCCATATCTGAAATATACTCTGGCACGGTCTTTCAGTGCTTTTGGGTCTGGTTCTCCACGACCAATCACATGTGTCCACAAGTTGGATGCTGCTACAGCTGCCCTATCCCAATCTGCACCGGGAATGGGTTCTGCCAATGGCAATATGATTCTGTACTTGTGATGATGTGCTTTGTGGCTGAATGATGTGTGAACCAAGACTGTCCAGTCTGTGAACAATCTCCATGAATCAAGTGGTGCAATCCCATCATCCATGTCAAACACCAAGTGATGAACTGCAATGGTGTTCATCTTGTTTCGATGGTCATGTGTGAATGTCGATGGTGACCACAATGGCAGTTGATTCTTGTCATCCAGTGTACCCATGGAACCCAATAGGCCCCTTCTCAGTCCATCAATGTCCACTGTGATTGTTCTGCCCCGGTTGGCTTTGACATGGTTAAATGTTGTTAGTTTGAATGTTGTTCTTGTCATGTTGATATCTCAGTTTGATTGTTGTGTTGTCATTGTGTAGATTCTCCATTGGGTGTGTGGTTCTTCTTCTTGGGAACAATACCAGTCTTCAGCTGTGATGGACACCACTTGATTGTCATCCAACCATACTGAACCTTTGGTCAACACATCCATCACCATTTTGACCAGATTGTCGATGTCTGGTTTGGTGGTCTTTGGAATTCTGGCCACTGTGTCAGACTTGCGGTTCAATCTCTGTGGTCTCTTGTGACAGAATGTGATTGACAACTTGACTGGTCCATCCAATGGTGCATCCACAGGACCCAAGGCATCCAACATTGACTGCTGATATTCTCTGGATTTCTTGGGTGTGTATGCACCGAATCTGGACATTCTTGGTCGACCCAATGCAACTGGGTCAGAATGGAATGTTCCTTGGCTGTGAAGAACCCACATCATCTTTCCATCTCAATCTGGTCAGACCATTGTTGATACAATGTTTCACCATTGACTGGGTCCAATGTGGTGCATATTCTCTTTAATAGATGAACCTCTGGATATGATTCACCACGTATCCACTTGTGAACAGTGAATCTGGAACATCCAATGGTGTGTGCAAGTGATTGGATGTTGGTGCAGCTAGATTGGATGGCCATCTTCAACATGTACTTGAACTATGGTTTCTGCAGTGCAAGAATCTTTTGTTCTGCCCAATCAACACACACTTGACTGGAATGAAAATCAAGATGGCTGTATGTTTGGCCATCATGGGTCAATACTGCTTCCCACACATAACAAGTGAACTGTGGATGCCAATATCTTTTCACCACACCAACTGTTCTTCCATCGAACTTGATGTCAATGTTATCTATGATGTCACCAAACCGCTTTCTGGCTGCTGTTCTTCCATGTCTTCTGATGTAGTCTCTGATTTCTTGTGTCATTGTTGTTTCTCCTATATGTACATGAATGTCTGTTGGATGTGGACAATCATTCCCGGTGTCATCTTTTCAGTTGCCTTCA